ATTCACCCGACCAAGTTTCTGAACGCGGGTTATAAGTTCCACCATTAAATAGCCAGCGCGTCGAATCAAACTGCAAAGTTTTAATTGCCGTTAACGTGCCTGCATCGTAAAGCGTGCCCTGAATAACTGGCACAAATTTATTATACATGCCACCAATGCGGCGCCCCTGTATAGTTCCTAGGTCGTCATGGATTGCAGAAGCGTAGCCACTATACCAATCTGAAGATAAAACCCAAGACGTGCCGTTATAAACGTAAATAGAGCCATAACCATAAGCGCCCTCGTCGTCGTAATACTTGGGCTTCCATTCTATTTTTTGGCTGTTATTACTTGCCGCTCCAGATACAGAAGTTGTATTTTTTGTAATGCGCGAATAGTTAGGATTTTCAACTGTTCCAAATGGCTGAGCCACGCTAATAGATCCCCAAAAATTAATAATATTAAAGCTGCTTGCGGTCCATGAATTAGGCGCAATAAACGATCCTTGCTCTGCGCTTATGACCATGTCAACAAACATGCGATTATAACCCGCGGGAGGTGGTGGCATTTGCTTGTCAAATATGTAAGTATTCCACGAGTTACGCGCGCCGCTTATCGTCATGTATTCGTTAATATATAACACGGGCCCCGTCGGTGTAAAGTAATCGTTTAAATTTGCGCTATATTGTTTTATAGCTCCGCCAGAGTTTTTGAAATAAATTTTATATTCAAAAGCATAGCGCTGGTATCTTTTAACCGAGCCGCTAGTAATTGCTACATAAGAATTATCCATCCACTTAATAAGCATGCGGCAACGGATAGCCTTAGCAACGTCGATTAATTTGTCAACTACTGACAACTCGATGCTGTTATAATCTGGCTCAGTCCTAACTACTAATAAAGCATTTTGTCGCTCTTCGATTACATCCACCAATCTAACAGGCGGCTGATAAGTTAGCGTTGGCTTTGCTTCCCATTGCGGACGTGTGCCTGTGCCTCCAAGCGTTACGGCGTGGGTTAATGTCGTTGTACTTTGATAGGTTCCTGCTGCGTTATAATTGCGCGTACTAATAGAAGCCGCGTTATAGTTGTCATCGGAAACTATCCAATAGGCCCCGCTTTCTAGGTGCATTCGCGATCCGTAAATTTCAAGTATCTGTTCAATGGCTTGCTTGCAATTCGCTAAATCTATATTGGTTGTAGCTGCGTAGGCTGTGCCATCTGTATCTATAAAAGTGATGTCTCCAAAAGCATCGAAGTTATTGTAAAAAGAAAGTATATTTAATTTAGTATTTGCTAATCCTTTGTTACTGGCTTGCGCAGTGTCGTACATTGTTACGCCATCTTTTAAATAAATTGATGCGCTAAGATATGTCCAGTAATCATCTAGCCCCGCATATTCCAAAGACTTGCGTATTACGTCTAACGCTGTGGCTTGCCCATCTGTAAACCAAGCCGGGTCAATATTAAAACCTTCGATTAAATTAAAGGCGTCAACAGCCGCAAGATCAAATATCATAGCGCCATCTACTGACTCGCGTAAATAACTAGCTTGGTCTGCAATCACTCGGCCGACATAAAACAAATCTGAGCCACGATAAACGACTAAGGCGTATTTATTCTCTTCGTTATTTGCAATATTTACAAAGGCAGTTTTAACAGTGTTATTTGGAATTTCCCAATAGCTTGTAATCTTTGACGGCCTTATAAAATCTTGGTAGTAAGTAGAGCCATCGCCCTGCCTGTCAATTTCAAAACCTTCACCTGCTAGAATCAACTCGGTTCCTGAGCTTGTCGAACCAGTAGGCCCGTCGTATAGTTCAACTCTGTAGGTAATATTTTGGATGCTCTTAAATGAGCCAAAGTAAATACGTGCCATTATCCGCGCTTGCTATCTTTATTGTATCGTTCCAAAACTATTGCCAAATCCCTGCCTTGGATTGAAGTGCTAGCCACAAATCCACTATTGTCGTTGGTCTTTAACATTCCTTTCAATTTATCCAAAGGTGCTATAACTTCAGGGTTAGAACTCGCCCCAGGATATTCACCCATAAGGCCAAGCGTTGGACCGCTAACTATACCACCGTCGGCGAAGGCTGTAATATTTGGCCCCTCGCTTAACTGTGCTCTAAGTATAGCAGCACCCGCCACCAAGGCCACACCCGCCGCAGCCGCTGCTACTGGGTTCTGCAATATTAATTCCTTAAACGCTTTAGAGGCTATGGCCGTAGTTATTAAAGCTGCTCCGACTGATTGCATAAAGTTAGCGATTGCGCCCATCATACTTTTACCAAAGTTTTTGCCTGCGTTTGCATCGCCAGCCGCAGTATCCGCAACAAACTGAGCAAAGGAGTTAGCCGCGTCAGTTTGCAAAGAAGCAAAAGAATTATTAACCGCATCCGTAGCGCTAGCCATTTTGCGCTCGTAATCTGACATTACTTTTACTTGATCATCGGTATTCTTTTTTAATTCCGTTGTCATGTCATCGGAAGCAAATGCTCCTTTGAACTTTGAAACCGTCGGGGCCTTTGGAGCGGCAAACTGCTCCATCGGTTTAAAGCCTGCTATAAACTCTTGCTGTGCTGCATATAGCTTTTTGGTTTCCTCTAGCGCTTTGGCCTCTTCTGCTAAGTCCTCTGCCCTATCTTTTTTGCGTTGGGCGTTGGCCGCTTTAGAAGCCGTAATTTTTATGTCTAGCCCTTTTAATGTTATCGAGTTTTCTGTCTCTTGTATTTTTTGAGTCAGGTCTAGGTATAGCTCTGAATCAATGCTAATATCTTTTTGCATTGACTTGTAAGCCTTCAGCCTTTTCTCCAAAAATCCCGCCTCTATTTTTTCAATATCTGCCTGAGTTTTACCTGCAAGCTGCGCCTCTTTAATTGCAGCCTCTTCACGAAATTTTAACTGGCGCTCTACAAACTTAATAGCCCTGTTATTACTTTCGTCTAATCTATCGTTATACTTCTTTTGCGCATCCTCGGCAGCCTTGGCAGCGTCGGCGTTCTCATTCATTGCGCTACCTATTGCAACGATAGCAGCTAATACTAAGCCCGCTCCAGTAGCAACTAACGCGGCCGCATAAACTCGGGCGGCAATAGTAGCCTGCCCCATTACAAAGGTCTGAACTTTAACGGCTGCTGTATTTAATCCAACCATAAAAGCACTCTCTGCTTGCAAGGTATTTTGTACCGCTTGCAATCCAGTTACCAAAGCCATAACGCCTTGGAGTTTTACCATAGTAGCTTGGAGGTCTTTATTCTCCGCGCCAAATAAAGCAGCCGCTCCTTGCGCTACTCCAAACGCGCCAGCAACTCCCTGTATACCACCTAGCACCGCATCCAATCGGCGTGTATCGCTTGCAAAATAAGTAACCTCTCCGCGCGTGTCCGCAATGGCATCCTTCATGCGGCCCGCCTGTTTAATTATTTCGTTAGCAACTTGGGCAAACTCTGGACCTAACGCCCGGGCTTCCATTGCTAACTGAGTCAACTGCCTTACGCTGCCCATCGTTGGGTTACGCGTAGCAATCGACGCCAAACGTTCCTCCATCGACTTAGCCGACTTTGCAACCTCGGCAGACATTTGGTTGCTACTCTTTTGAACTATCGCAATGGCTTTGTTAAAACCTTCGCGCAGTTTCTCAATGTCCGCTCCAATTACAATATTTAAACTTTTAGCCATTAGATTATAATTTTATCGCCAGTTTCCAAAAGCATAAAGTCGCCAGATTCCAAAAGCAAATCGGACTCAACCACTGGCGCACTATAAATATAGTTTAGTAAATAATCTTGGCTCACTTGGTAAAGTCCCGCAAACGCCGCCGTATCGTCTGCCGTGTGATTCTCGCCGTCATATTCAATAACTTGCACGTAAGAATCGTTATAAGTATCTGGAGTGCTAGCGTCATCAAACGCAACCCGCACCTGCGCAGAAAGTTCTACAGCATCCGCAAAGCTTGTAGCATAAACATTAACTTGCACCCTTGCAAACTCTGTGCGACTGTGGCCTGAGTTTGTTGGATTCGCTGCAATAGAAACAAGGTTGTAACTGATCGCGGGAAATGCCGACTCCTGCGGTATTCTAACGGGGTTTATCCGCGTGCCTACTAACGAAGTAACCCCCGCCGCATTGCTTAAAATTGAATAGACTATTTTTATAGGTGCGCTCATGCTTTCGCGTCTGGGGTTAATTTATCAAAGACATGCGAATATAACTTTAAAGCGTCGTGAATAGATAGGTAATCGGATTGCTCCCAAGGAAATGTTAACAGACGTTTGGGCTCTATAGGTTTCTTTAAGTGTGGGGCCATGCCCGTAGCAACTGCCCAGCGGGTTAGTTCCCAGTTGTTTCGGTACTGCTGTTGCTGAGCTTCGCGCATACCTTCCAATTTCAAACGCCAAAAGCGAGGCGTAGAAAGTAAAAACTCTCTTTCGCCTAACATCATTTCGCCATAAGCAATGCGCTCAATCTTGCGCCAAGTTAGCGGGGCGCCTTCGCCCTTGGCAGTTACTCCCCCGTTGACTCTTCAACAGGTGCAAAAAATTCTGTAATTGCTGCGGTGAATCCCTCCAACGCCGGGCTAATCTCTTGAAACTTTTTAATTGCCGCGCCTAACTTTTGCACGGTTGGGTAAGGCGTCTTTTTATCCTGGGCCTCGTAGCCTTCCAAGATCCCGTAAAACGCGCAGCTTAAAGCAAAATCCATAGACTTCGCTAAGTCCTTTTGCAGGTTTAAATCGGCAAAGGTTTCCATCCCGGCAACTTCCATAATGTTGCGCAGGCTATTCATGTTAAATAAAAGGGGATGCTCAGCACCCCCTAGTTTAATTGTAGTGCTCATTGCACAAATATAATACTATTAAGCAACTGTGCCAATAGTCAAAGCGCCAGAACCTTGCAAGGTTCCTGTCCAAGTTGCTTTGTCGTTGTTTGGTGCGCTTAAGCTTAATGATGTAAAAAAAGCGGTACCGCTATATTTTTCGTCGCCTGTTACGTTTGAGCTCATTACAATAGTCAACAAAGTACCTGCTAACAAATCGGTAGCCAAGTCTTTAAAAGATTGTTGAGACGCTCCTACGCTTGAATCATCTTCAAAGATTGCTTCAACGTTCAAAGTGTAGCCATACTCACCGGCAATAAATTCCTTCGCGCCTGCGCTGTCTTTTGAAGTAACGTCGATCATATCCTTAGAAATGTCGATTGAGTGAGAAGTCGCGTTTGCGATTTTTTTAAGTGAGCCGCTTACATCTTTATAGATGCTTATGAGCGTGCCGTTTACTGGTCCAGTAGTTGCCATCTTATTTGTATATTAAGTTATTTTTTTTTGCTAGTTTAGCGAGTATTTTATCTACTCCGTTTATAATTCCGTCGGTCACCTTGCCCGCGTTTTGATCTAATGCCGGGCGC